GAGGTGGTGCAAACTCCATGTCAAAGTTCATCTCAAACTCTATTTCTAATTCTACTGTTTCAAATGTAACTTCTTCAGTTTCTGGTTCAATGGGTGCGAAGTCTACCATACCATCGTCTATAGTTATATCGTTATACTCAAATACTTCTTCAACAAATTCTATTTCTGTTGGGTCAAATATATTTAAATAATAAATTTGATCTACTGTAGTTATTTGTTGTTCTATAATTGTACTAATAACATTATAAAAAACATTTACTGTAACGTTATCAAATACAGGGCCTACTGCTAGATTTATGTCTCTTCCGCCAACTTCTATAGTTAATCTATTTAAAGTACCAGCAAAATCGAAAGACCCATTGTATGATTGATACCCTGACGCAACGCCAGATTCAGATAAGATGTCAGTTCCTTGAAAGACTTGATCAGAACCATCAAGTCCTGTAATATGCATGTATATTCTATCTTGAGCATCTTGCTTATCAACTTCTATGGAGTATGTTACTTCTCCACCTTTTTGTATATTTAAATTAGATATATCTACAGTCTGTATAAAAGTTGTTCCCATGCCGTCAACACCCATAGACGATGTAGAATTACCACTTCCTGTAATGGCAGCACATTTATCTGCTCCTAATCCATAACAGTTATTACCTGAGGGCATGGATGCTGGACCCTGGCCACCCCAATCAATATCCATATCCCCCTCTTTACTAGAATTTACATAATTATTATCTCCGTCTAGGATGTCTCCAGAATCTTCGTTTGTAACAGTTTGAGTAGTAGTTGTAGTTGTCGTAGTAGTTGTCGTAACTATCTCTGTTCCTAAATCTTCTTCAGTAATCTCTACTTGTATATCTTCGACTACAGTAACGCCAGGTTCACATAAACCTTCAGTGTTAGGAAGACATACGTCAGCTCTAGAATAAGAGCAGTAAAGAAAGAGCCATAAGGCCAAAATTCTTAAGACCATCGTTATCTCCTGTTGGTTGTTCTTCTATTTTTTGTGAAACATACTCTGGTTTGTACTTACTACCATCTGGTATTTCACTAGGGTTATTAGACCAATACTCTTGAGCTTCTATTCCGATAGAACCTCTCGCAGGGCACGGAGTGCCAGCATCTGTCATAGCATCCCAAACACGTGGATCTTGACACAAGACAGACACTGCCGCAACCTTCATACCGTAAGCATAAAGGCTACGACTTAGCTTTAATTTTTGGCATAGTTCATCATCTATTACTATACCACTAGCAAGTCCTACAATATTATTTTGCACACTTGCTCCTACACCTACTTTACAAATATCAGAATTAGAATTGATTATAGAGGGGGCATTTGCAGTAGGCGGTGTATTATTCGTAACAACCGTAGAACTAACAGTGTTAGTTTCAGCATTAGAATTAATAGAAAAAAACATGACAACGACAGTCATGAAAGCACAGAAGAGATAGAAATAACCTAATTTCATTTTTTCTTCTTATGCTTTTTCCTTAAACTTTCTTTTCCTTTCTTAAATATACTGGCAACTTCTCTTTTTCCCATTACTTTCGCTCTTTGTTCGCCAACAGTAAGGATTTGAATTTTTCGTGCATACGGTTTTTTAACTCTTCGCACTTTTGCGACCGTTTTCCGTGCGTCAGTCGGAGTAGCAAACTTAATACTGACAGTATCTTTAGGGTTTTCATCTGTGTATAATCTTCTACCGCTCCCTTTAGGTTTTTTACCAGTTCCTTTTTTTGGATCTGCCATTACTTTTTAAATTTTTTAATTGCAAGATCTGATATTTTTAGTCCAAATGAACTTGCTATTGCTGCCAATAACGCCCATATATACCAATCTGGTAGTTCATCTAGAGTAATAAATCCTTCTTTTAACTTTGTAATCCACTCAGGTTTATTTAAAAATATTGCAGCAAAAACTATAATGAGTGGAATCGAGAGTATAATTGTGAACCATTCGTCACGCCAAGAACTTTGCATATTTTTTTGTGTTGCGATGGCGTAATCAATTTCGCCTTCAGCCATCTTTCTAACATGCGTTTGCTCAGCTTCAGCCATAAGTTTTTTAGTTTCAGTTTTAGTTTTAACAACGTCAACAACTCCTTTTATTATTGTAGGAACTAAATTTAAAAGCATTAGACGTCCCTCACAATATTAGCTAAATCGTTTGCTCTATTAGGAGTTTGTTTAGCCCAACGACTATCTAACATTTCTACGGAAGCTGTAGTGTAGTCTTTATTTTCTAGTGCAGCTTTAAATTTTTTAAATCCACAAAGACGAGGATATCCTAATTGAAAACACATCTCTATAATAACTCCGTATATGTCTTCTGGATGTTCATCTTTATTAATAAATTTATTAGCATCTTCTACAGCTGTTTGAAAATCTTTTTCAAAATATCGCATAACGATATCATCTGAGTATTCTACTCCTTCTTCTAAGTCATCAGACTGTAATACTAAGTGCCCTACACCAAAAGTTTTAAGACCTAAAGAATCTTTGTATATCTTATTTATTTTACCTTCGTGTTTTATTATTCTTTGTTTAATTGCTTCCAAAATAACACTCTCCGTTCTTTTTTACGAATAGCAATTTTACACCATATTTATCTTGTTTACTAGTAGGTTTTCTATATATCATTTGACCATTCTTCTTTCTAAATGTTTCACTTTTAATATCTAAGCCTATTAGTTCCTTACCATTAAATATAACCACGTCTATAAAACCAGTAACATGTACATTTTTAAAAACATGATAACCTTTTTTTAATAACCAAGAAATTGCTGAATGTTCAGCACTAGTGCCTTTTACTACTTTACTAAGAAACACTAATTAAATATCTCTTGTAAACCTGCACTTTCTACTATTTTATCGATTACTGAAGTTTTTTCAGGTGGTTCTTGATCTGCTTCAATCGCTTGAGTTCCTGACACAGCAGTTACTGTTCCTAGTTTTTCTTGATCAAGTAATGTTTTTATATATGTTTCTACATCTAATACATTATCCATATAGTCTTCAGCACCAAATAATTTTACTGCTCTAGTAATTCCTCTTAAAATTGTTCTTTTTCTATTCAAAGGACCGAAAACTATATCAAGCCCTGCTCTAGTTATTACTGGTTCTTTTTCTATGTCTGTAATTTTTCTTTGAAAATTTAATAAAATATTTCCAATATCGTCAAAAGCACCTATAAATTTAGCACCTCTTTCTTGACCAAAGATATTTAGTAACATTTCTCTATTGTTATTAGTTTTTAAAAACTCTGTAAGCTTAGCACCGTCAAATGCATACATGCCAGCTCTAGCATCATAAGATGTTGTAGCATCGTAAAATTCTCTTAAAAAGAATTTTTGAGTTTGTCTACGCACTTCATTAGCTAGTGGAGTATCTCCTCCTGATCTAATTATACTAATTATTTTATTAAATTGAGTAGGATTTTTTTTAAAATAATCTAAGTAGTTCGCAGGGTCCATGCTAGTAAATTCTTCATATTCTTTATTTATTCTTCCTAAAGCATTTTCTTTTCTTTTATTCATTGTTTTAACGTATTGATCAAATTTTCTAGGAGATTTCATAATTTTTATAATGTTTTTATTTTCCCCTGTAAAAAAATTATCTATGTATTTATTTGAAGCAAACCACTTATCTGCTTTCTTAGCAAGTTCTCCTGAAGGTATAGATAAATCACCTAAAACATTTTTTATATAATCATCTATTATAGCTTGTTCAAACACTGATTTTTTAGCTAAGTTAGGAGTTTGATTTAAAATACCTGCCATCTCAATAGCAAATCTTTCATTAGATAGCACGTGGTTTATAATATGACCATCTGCTAATTTTACTTTACCAGATTTAGATTGTATAAATAATTCATTAATAACATTATTATCAAAATCTTTTCTTAAATTTCTTAAATTATCGTAACTAGAAAATAATTCATTAGCATCATTTTTACTTAAATTTTTATTAACTCCTCTTCTTAGATCTCTTCTTAACGCAGATAATAACTGTCTAAACTCTGCTTTTTTAGCATCTGGTACATTTTTTAACGCAGCAGAAAAACTATCTGAAGATAAAGCATCTACATATTGTATAAGCTGTTGAGTTTGTTCTAAACTTAATGTTTTAGTTTTTCTACCTTCTTTAGTAAAATCTAAGAAATTTTTAAATATGCTATATTCAGCACTTTTAGGATCTAATTCTCTTAAGAAACTTCTATTGTTATCTATTAAATTTAAAGTTTTTCTAAAACTACTTAAAGTAACTAAATTGTTAGTTATGTCTTCAGAGTAATTACCTAATATTCTAGATACGTTATTTTCAATTGCTTCTAACTCTGTGTTAAGTAATTTTTTTTGTTGATTAAATATATTTGTAACGAAGTTAGTATTTTCTAATAAATCTATACCTCCGTCAGAACTTTTATTTATTAAATCATATATTTTACTAAAGCTTGAAAAATCATTAGTATAATTATTTAGTATTTTTTGAGTATCTTTTTCTAAACCTTCACTTACTCCTGTTTGTATATTCTCTCCTAATTCACTTACTACTTGAGTTTTAGAAGTAGGTTCTTCTCCTAAAATTTTAGTTGTGTAGTTTTCTAAACTATTTTGAGATAAAATTATTTTTTGTTTATAAGCTTGATTATATTTATCAGCTAGTTCAGGTATTTTTTGTATGCTATTTTCTTTTGCAAGTAAGTCATAACTACCAGTAGCTTCTCCTAAAGTTAATTGAACTTTAGCTGCACTATTACCTGTTACTTCTTGTATGTCTTTATTAATCTCATCTAGTTTATTTATAGTTGTAGAACCTGATTCAATAGCTGCAGTGCTTTCTTCTATCTCAGCATCACTAAGTTTTTGTTTAGAAGATCCTAATTTATTCATAACAAACTTGTATGCTTTATCTGCTATCTTAGTTAATACCGCTGTACTTACTCCTACAAATGCTGCATCTGGTAGAGAGTTTATGAATCTATCTCTAAATTCTTCTGCAGTTACTTCTTTTCCTGCTAACTTTTGATTAGTTATATAAGCACCCATTTGAGCTACTGACTCTACAAGTCCTGCAGCCAAACCGGCTCCTACTGGTCCGCCTTTAGCGTATGCTGGTATTTCTAATAAAACACTTGCGATATCTTTAGTGAAGTATCCTAGATCGCCTTCAGAAAATCCAGGCTCATTTACAACTGACCAATTACCATCTCCTACTTTATACAATAATAAATTTTCATTTACATCTACATTAAATCCAGCATCTTTTAATTCTTGAATTCTATTTATATCTCTAGTCGATTCTGGTTCTAATTCACCAGCATATGACATTTGAATATCTTGACCAGGGTTAAACGTTTGAATAACATTTCCTACATATTCTTTAATTATATCTGGACCCATGTTTGAAGAAGCGCCGTACATTAGATTGTACATGAAGTTAGCATAACTATCAGTTTCTTGACTATTTAACCCTAGCATTTTTAAAGACGTAGTTTTACTAGGTACAAAATCTCCTAAAAATTCTAATTTAACGTTTTCTGGTACTATTGCATTAGTGAACTCTTCTGTTCCTGGTTGTAAAGGAAATTTAAATCTTACTTCTTTTTTTATTAAATATTCTTCTAATTCTTTATTGTAATCGTCAATGCCTTGCTTCATGACGTTAACATCGTAGCCTAAAACATTCGGTTGTTTTTCTTCTTTCGCTGTAGTATCTAATTCATTTATAAGTGTGTCTAGTTCAGATGTACTTGAATTTTCTATTTTTTTTAATAATTCTTTAGACATTTTTACTCAGTATTAACATCGTAATTAGGATAAAGTTGAATGATAATTGACTGATTAACATCTAAACCTGGATAAGATTGTACCCAAGCGTCATATATAGCATCACCTGGTCCTGAACCTAATCTTAATATTTCTTGTCTTTTTTTCTCTCCCTCTGCTAAACTTAAAACTAAAGGCGTAGTTAAATCGTCAGGGTCAGGTGGTAAATTTAAAGTTTCTAATAAGCTTTCAGCTTCTTTAGTTTTTGATAAGAATATTTTATCGCTAGGTTCTCCGAATGCTTCAGCAACTTCTACTCCGTTTATAGCTATTAATTTAGTAACACTACTGTATTCTCCGTCTTCTTTTCTAAAACCCCACTTATCCATTTGTTGATCTGTAATTCCTGATTCTTTCCACTCAGCATCTATCTTATCTTGTAAGACAGCGTTTCCATAGTTAGCTGCTGTATAGTATGTTTTACCATTATACTCTATGCCTTTCTCTGAAAAGGAAGTTGGTTGTTGATTTAGTTGACCATTCTTTATTATGAATTCTCTTTCAGCTTGATTTTTTAAAATATCATATTCTTTAAAAGCTAGTAATTGAGATGAACGTAAACCAAATCCAAAAGCCCCTAAAGGTTTAGATGCTTTAATAACTCTCATATCGTTATCAGATACAGGGTATAAATTTTTAAGATCGTCTAATAAAAGATCAAACACATTAGCTTCTAAATCTTTAAATATTTCAAAATCTTTTACTTCTCTATTAACTATTCCTGCAAGAGCATCAGCAAGCTCTGGCTTTTTTTGAGCTACAAATTCTACGATAGGTGATAAAAGCGTATCTGCGTTAGTTATACCTTTTTGACCGTCTAATTGTGAAGCTAATCTAACATTTTCTTGTAATATATTTCTTTGTGTTATATTTGCATTGAGATCGAATTCTGTGAAAATTCTTTTATCTTCACTTTCAATTATAGGAAAATCTTTAGGATCAAATCCTTCTTCTGCTACTTTTTGAGTAGATAAAGCAAAATCTTTATAGTTTGTTATTTTTCCGTTTTCTAATTCAACAGTAGCATAGCCAGGTGTTCCTGACGCAAAACCTAAATCTGAAAAGTAAGGGTCGTTAGGTTTTATCGTATATCTTATTTGTTTAGTTGTTGTTTTATCAGTAGTTTTACTTTTATCTCTATACTTTAATAAGTTTAATAATTTTTGTTGTTCAGCTTCACCCGTTTGAACTGCAGCATTAGCAACACGTGCGAAAGGAGAAGCGAAAGAAGGTGTTCCTGATTCTCTTGCTAATCGTAAAAAGAATTGAGTTCTAGGATCCATAAGTCTATCTCTAAATACTTCTTTACCAGGTGTTTCAGTAAATGCAGCATTGTAAAGTGATCCGACATTTTCTGAACCTACTGGTAGTTTTTCAGCTGTAAGTGCGGCGGCCTTAAAAGTATCTAAATCAAAATCAGTCTTACCTGTAAAGATATCTCCTATGCTTTTAACACCATCTGTAATTGTTCCGAATATTCCTTTATTATTAGCCCCTAAACTTTCTTTTAATAAATCTCCTTGCTGTTCATCTAAGTTAGCTAAACTTATAATATTATCTGCAAGAGCTATTTTTTCTTCATAGTTTTGAAATTCTTTTTCAGCGTTTTTAAACTTATCTAAATCAGAAAGAATAGAAGTAGCGTCTTGAGTTACATTATCACGATCTCTTTGCTGTTCCATTTGAGCGAGAATTTCTTCAGTAGACATTACTTCGTCTTCACCAGGCGGACGTTCATTTGCCGCATTATAATTTATTATGGCGTTTTCAAATCTTTCTTCTCCACCATATTTTTCGTAAATACGATCTATACCTTCTTGATTATCTTCTTTTATGAAGTTTTGAAGAATATTGAAATCTTCTTTTACATTTAAAGCTGTCGACATACTACCTCAGCTTTTTAAAATCTACATCTATTTTATTATAATCTACAGCTAAGAAACCATTAACGTTAATAGAAGCTTCTGGTACTTCTTGTGCTATTACACCTTGATATCTATCAGGGTTATTAATATATTTAAATTCATAAATATTTATTCCTAATGGAGATTTACCTACTAATTCAATATCTTCTTTTAAACGAGAATCACTCATCATGTAAGCTGATCCAATAGCCCCTGCTATTTGACCGAAAGGAGAAGTGCCTCCTATAACTTGACCTACTGTACCTGAACGTTCTTCGCCGTAAGAACGTATAGGCGCACCTGTAAGAATACTTGATAAGAATCCTAATTGTCCTCTTTCAAATCCTTGTTGTTCTACAAAGTCACGATAATCTTCTAGTAACTGTTGTTGCCTTACTGCTTGTTGTAGCCCACCAAATTGAGTGGCAGCGGCCGCTTCTTGTAATCCTGTTTGCCCTAACTGTGCTTGTAAACCAGGAACAGCTTGAGCTGCAGTTAATTGCCCTTGAGCTGCAACAGCACGATCAGAAGCAAATCTATTTGCTGCATCTTGAAAAGCTTGTGCTTGTAATTGAGCTGTTAAATCTCCTGCTCTTTTTGCAGTTTCAGCTTGAAGAGTAGCTTCTTGTATTCCTTGCCTTGCTCCACCAAACGCACCTCTTTGAACTGCTTGTGCTCTAGCAGTTTGTTGTGCTCTAGCAGATTCTTCTTGTAAATTTCTTATTGCGCTATCAGCAACTGTATCTATAAAAGGATTCATATACTGATTTGCAATATCAGTAGTAAATTGAGTTCCTGCTATATTAGCGGCCGCTCTAACTCTATTTTGAGCTTCTGGTATTACGCCAGATTGACCGAACTGCCCTAAATTTGTTTGAGCTTGAGTAATTGCAGCATTTTGAAGAGCAGTTAAATCTGCTATACGTTCACCTTGAAACGATTGAAAAGGTTGTTGACTTGCTGTATTAGCTCTTGCAAATACGTTTTCTTGTAAATCTTTAAAGTATTGTGGGATTTCGTATTGTACTGTACCCTGACTAGGTGCTTGTACTACTGTAGATGTAGGTCTAAATAAGCTTCCCATTATAAATTATCTCCATATGTTCCACCAAGGTATTCAAAGTTTTGTCTTATTAACCATTGATGTTTTCTATCAATATCATGTCCTTGTGTCATTTCAAGTATCAAAGGCATTTTGTTTATCTTAACGTATTCTTTAACATATTCTAGCAATTTTTTTGCTATTCTACTATTTCTTTTTTTACCATCTACATAGAGCCAATTGACTCTAAAAAACTTCTTATCTGTATACCAAGTATCTTCGTCAACTACCGATATAGTTCCTACGATTTTATTATCTTTTTCAGCCACTATTACAAAATTATTATAAATTATATCGTAAATATAAGAATCTCCTTTTTTAGTATTAGGTTTTCCTAGTCTTAGAGGCGATTCATCAAGCCAGTTTAGTAGTAAATTTCTAATAGGCTTTACGTCTTCTAAAGTAGCTTTCCTATAATTAACCAATTAACCCTTTCGATTTTAAAGCGTCTATTAAAGTAGCTAAAGTATTTGCGACTGTAGCCAAGTTAGCTGACGTAGGATCTAAGCTTTTAGTAGGAGTTACGTTACTAGTAGTAAAACCTGTTTCTGCTGGTTGAGTAATTTCTAATAGATACTGTTCTAAGTCAGTAATAGCTTGATTATATACCATCATTAATTCATCATCAGATCTAGCTATAGGAAGGCTAGGAGGTCTTTTAAACGCCATTATCTTTTACCATCTGGTCGAGCATCTACTCTTAAAGTTCCGAATCTCCACCTATCGTCTACAGTAGAATTACTACTTATCTTTACAGCTACTTGTCTTCCTCTCGATCTAGTATTAATTTGTTTAGTGCTAGTTGTAATATCTTTTTCTCCTGACTGAGTTTGTGTATCAGTAGGAAATTCTCTAGATAATAAATTCATTTTTACAGTTCCTTGTAAGTTTTTAAAATCTGGTATGTATCCTCTAATAAACATGAACTGATCTCCGTCAGCTATATCTACATCTCCACTTGTAATAAATGTGCTCATTACATTTCCGTTATCTGATTCACCAGTTTCATGTTCGTATATAAAGCTACGACCTGCACTAACTCCATTTAAAGTATCTGAAGTTGCAGCAGTAGAACTAGCATCGTATTCAGTAGCTTGAGGAATACTAAATACTCCTTGATCTACCCATGCGCTTCTACTTAAATTTCCAATATACCATACTTGTTCTTGATAATTATAAATTACATATCTATCTACTTGACTTGAATTAGATGAACAGTAGAACCATATAACTTCATTAAACTCATTATTCTCACCAGCATACACTTGAGTATTTTGAGCTGTATTAATATCACTAAAAACATAATTTTTTACACTACAGGGAAGTTCTTGAATACTTCCTCTGTAAATCATAAATCTTCCCTCTGACATCCAGTAAGCTGTATCGTTTACTACCACTGCTGAGTTTAATCCTACAGCACCACAATCTGTTCCTAATAATCTAAAACCAAAAGTAAAAGGAGGACCTACAAACTGCATACTGTGAAGTGCTTGATCAGTCCACACTAAGATTTCATTTCTAGTTTTTTTAGCAGATATTATTCTACTTCCCTCACCTAATCTTTGAGAACCTGCTGTATTCGTTGTACTAGCTGTCCATTGAGTAAAATTTTCTTGATCTGACCATCTAATTAACATAGTATCTTGAGTGCTAGGTGTTCCTATCGTTACCTCAGTTCCAAAACAAATTAAATGTCTATCAGGAGTAGATACTAAACCAGTAACTGAAGCTGTAGGAGCATTACTAACTGCTGTCATACGATTATTAGCTAACCCTGCTGAAGTATCCCATTGATAAGTGCTATCGTTCTTTTTCCAACCATATAAATCTTCACCAGCATTATCGAAACTCCACATACCCATATCTAAAGTAACGTTAGAAGTAGATCGAGCTGTACCCCAAGTTTCAGTATTCCATGTAGATGTACCCCAACCATAACCTAAAGTTTGAACATCTGGTTCAGTTGTTAACTCAAATTTAGCGTTTCCGTTTCCTTTATTAGTGATACCAGAGCCTGATTCAGCAGATGGCATTTGTATAAAGAAAGCGTTTCCGTTTGCTACTCCTTGTATTTCAAACTCTCCTGTTGTAAAGTTAGAAGTTGTAAAATTAGTATCTGAAGTTAATGAAGATATAGTATCAAATATAACGAAATCACCAGCACTAGTTCCATGACTATTAATAGTTACAGTAACGTTAGCACTTCCGTTAGTAGTAGTAAATATATTCGTTAAAGAAGTATTACTTTGTCTAATAGGAGTAACATTATATAAGTTACCTCCGTTAAAAATGTAAACTTTCTTATTAGTTCCTAAACCTATATATCGACTTCCGTCTAAATCGAACCATGCTTTTATTCCTCTTACAGCTCCTACCATAGCTGTACTTGCTTTTTTTAACCAGCCTCCTATTTTTTGAGGAAGACCAAATCTAAATCTTACTTTATCACAATCTACCCATGCTCCTTCAGCACCGTACTCAGTATTTTCTTTATCTATTCCTGATCTGAATTGAACTTTCGTATACATTAGTCTTTTTTTAATTTTAACAAGTTACTAATATTATTAGCTTTAACCATCTCATTTCTAAAACTTTCAATTGCAGCACCAGCTTGATTACTTTGCCTAGAATTTTCTATTAATAACATAGGAAGCATAGCAATAGCACAGCCATACTCGTCAACTTCTTCACCAGTTTGAGGGTGAGTGCCTCTTATTTGAGTAAACCAAGCACAGTCAAATTTTTTACAAGGAGTAAAATTATTGAGAGGACAATTATCTTTAATTTCAATTTTCAATTTAGTCTTTTGCTGCAATAATTAAATCTACATATTGCACATCTAAATTTAAGTTAGTAGAAAAACTATGAGTATGTGAATCACCAGCTAATGAACCAGCAGCGTGAGTATGACCACTACCTCCTCCTTGATAATCAGTATAAAATCTAACAGCACCACTTGAGTTACCAGTATTTCTAACACCTGCGCTAACGCTATCACCAGTACCAAATTCGCTATGACCACCAGCTAAGTGTCTATGTGAAGGTATTTCACTTAAAGTTAGAGTATGAGACCCTGTTGAACCTGAGATAGTAACTGCGCTTCCGCCAGTAGTTCCACTAACAGTGTTATTAGTATTAAATGCTGCAGCGAAAGTATTACTTCCACCTGAACTTACTGAACCTGTTACGACACGTAAAGCTTTATTATTATGTGTAGTTTGTTTAGTCCAGCCAGTAGGTGCTGCAGATTGTTGAAATAACATTTTAGTTGAACTAGGAAAAGCTTCTATTCCTGTTAAACCTGAACCATCACCAGTTACTGTAGTTGCGTTCAATACTGCTACATTAACAGTTCCTAAAGATTTAGTGCCATCTGCAAAAAGATCTACCATATCATCTCCGTCTTTAACGTAAGCAACAGTATGGGTTCCTTGAGTAATAGCTATGCCATTAGCTGCATGGCCAGTAGGTGCTACATGTAAAGTATAAGAACCTGTAGTATTATTATGAAAAATATATTCTTTTTCTACTGCTGGTAAAAAAACGTAAATATTACCAGATAGTGTTCCTGTAAATTCAATTACTTTATTAGCGGCTTCATTAGTAGTTTCTACATCTGGATCTCTATTAGAAGACGTTAAAGTAACGTTAGCACTTCCTGCTACAGATTTAGCTAGATAACCTCCTACGGCAGCGTCTATAACTTGTAAATTTTCATTTGTATTATTACCCCATACACCAGCGTTTGCGCCAGCTTCCATTAATTCTAATTTTAATCTAGTTGAATAAGTTGATGCCATTTTATGCCGCTATCTCCGTCCATGTGTTTGTACTCGAAGTATCTACTTCAGTCCACGAATTACTTGCGCCTAGTATAGGTTGCCAGAAATTAGGTGAACCAGAACTTATATTAGCAGAAATTCCAGAAATTGAAACAATTTGTTGCCCTACTATAGACACTGTTCCTACTGATGTAGTCGCAGATAATCCTGTTACTGAAAATCCTTGATTATTCTTTACAACTACACTATTTAAAGTAGTCGTTAATCCTTGACCAGTAACAGCAAATGAAACATTAGATAACTGGCTAACGCTTCCTAATGAAACAGTTAATTGTTGTCCTGTAACATCTGAATCAGTTATGAGCTGAACTGTAACGCTTCCTAAACTTGTAGTAGCAGATTGCCCTTGATAATTATTATTTGTAGGAGTATTAGCTTGACCTCCCATAGCAGAGTGATATTGACAGTAGTAATATAGAGTAGGAGCAGAAGCGGCAACAGTTATAGTTGTTTTATAAGCACTATCATCTTTTACAACCCCTGTAGTGTATTCACTACCTCCACTATGAGTTCCACCACTAGTAGTAGAAAATCTAACAGGGTGCCCTGTAGCGGCCGACCAATCGAATATGTAAGTGTTACCTTCTTCTAATCCAAGAGTAGGTTGTTGTACTCCGTCAATAACGTATTTATTACCTGATCCAGTAGATACAACAGTTACAGTAAATGTTTGAGTTATTCCTTTAGGAACGATTAAAGCTGAACCGCTCGTAGTTTCATTTCCTTGAGAAACTGTAGCTTCTTGTCCATTTGCAGCTACATCACCTGGTATTTGAACAGCTACACTTCCTAAACCTGTAGTTCCTTGAACTCCTGTTTCTACGACTACTGCAGATCCTACGACAACTTCGTCAGATAAAGTTGAAGTTAATTCTTGCCCTGCTTGAGCGATTGCTATATTAACAGCTACTGATTCATCTCCTAATGTTGAAGTTAAACCAAACCCTGTTTCACTTATAACAGCTTGCCCTGCTACTACAACATTATTTACAGATCCAGTAAGTGCTTGTCCTGAAGCTACAATCTCTCCTTGAGCTGATACAGTTACACTATTTAATGTAGTAGTGAGAGCTTGACCAGTAATCGCAACACCGGTAGTTACGTCAACCGATACACTATTTAATGTAGTAGTGAGAGCTTGACCAGTAACAGCGAATGCTATACTAGTTCCACCTTCCGCAGAGAAAGGGGCTTCAGCGAATGATAATCTCGCAAAATTCATTTATTACGACCCTGGTTTAGTCGGCCAAGTTACTGAGTTTACTTTTTCTACTGTGTCTAATCCTGTAGTAAGGTCTCTTAAATCTTGTCTATATTTTTTCTGTGCGTCTGTCATGGTGTTGTCAGAAGCACCCCACCAATCTGTTTCTAATAATAATTGATTTCTCCTTATTCTTAATCCTAATAGATGCCCATCAAAATCTTCATTATATTTTTTTACAAAATCTTCACGTTCCTTTACTTCTTCAGGTGACATATCCATTAAAACACCATTACTATATTTTTTCATTATGCCTTCATTCCATATAAAGTAAATTTACCAGATGACATATTTGAATCACTTGTAAGATTACCAAATCGTACTTTTGTGTGTGCTTCACCATTACCATTTCTACCAGATAAATTTGTGTGAACTACATAAGCACTATCTTGTGGAAAACTACCGTGAACTAAGTAATTTGTGCTATAAGTATCTGTATCAGCCATATTATAAAAAAATATAAAACCACTAAAGTTTCCATAACTAGCTTGACCTTGAGTAAATGTACCATTTAATTTTATCTCACTAACGGTGTGATTATTAACTCCATCAACAGTTGTGCTACCTGCTCTACCTGCAACGCCAGTTGTTCTATAATTTGTTGTTACAAAAGCTGAATCTGTACCAACTTGACAACATAATTCTTTATTATTAGAAACTAACTCTACATTTTGCATATGCACTACATGAACAGGGTATGTGGAATTATCTAAGTTTGTAAACTCTACTGTAGCAACTGCACTGCTAATTGTTGTAGTTGATATTTTTACCATATCACTAGGTGTACCAGTAACAGTTCCGGTAAAAGCAAATGTATTCGCTAAATTAATTTTATCAGAAGTAATTGCATCATCTGCAAAAGCTCCTGCGGGTAATGTATTAAGTGCCATTATGCTAGAACCTCCTGTGCTACTAAATATCCTGGTTTACTGTTTAACATAACTATGTATCGTGTATCACCACTTCTTTCCGATTGTATTTTATAAGTTATTTGTGATGTTGTATTAGGTGTATCTAAAACATACTGTGTCCACTGAAAATTAATTTCTGCAACAGATGAATTAGTATATAAATATAATTGATTACCATCGCCTTCCCATATTGCAGTGCTGTCTCTCATAAATCTAATTTTCATACCATTGTCTGTGCCTCCAGAGTCGTCCATTCTTATAGGCATAGCTGCAATTAAATTAATTTTAGAGGTTGCTGCACTTGGTGTAATATTAAGGGTCAATCCTGTGTCTATGTATGCACCAGAATTATCTGTTATTGCAGTAGATGTTGTTCCTACCACCTGTTGACCAATCTTACCAACTGAAGGAAAAGCTGCACCAAGAGTGACGCTACCAGAACCATCAGACGTGATAAGATTATTATCCCCTGCGTCATTGATTAAATTTACTTTTAGCTTACTGGTCATGGTAAAATTTCCATAACTGTTATTGTTGAAGCGTCTCTACCTCTATTAGAACTATCTGCATCATCGTGGTCTTTGTTTAAATAACCAGTGCCACCACTAACTCTCATTTGAAACTTATAAGTTACAGAACTTGTTGTGCTAGGTGAATCTAAAAAAGATACTGAAGTTCCCATATTATTTGGGCCATAAGTATCATAACCATGTGTAGTCACTCTATCTCTACTTCCGTCTGCATCACCTAAACAAATTTCAGTTGAGTCTCTTAGAAGATTACAAAAGTAATATACACTAGCAGATGTAACAATAGATAAACTAGCATTAATATAAATTTTACTTGATGTGCTTGTCGGTGTTATAGACACACTCATACCAGTAATATCAGTTGAGCTTGTAGAGGTTGTTGAAAATGTATCAGTTTTTGTAGTCGAAACCACTTGACCTACTTTACCAAAAGAGGTTGTGGCACCAGAGCCTAATACAATATTATCTCCTGATCCACCTAATGTTAGGTTAGATCCGGATTGTTGTACTATTTCATTTACCTTTAACTGTGATACCACTACTTACTCCTTATGATTTGGGGTTTGCGTCTTTAATACCTTTGATTCTAGCTTTCCATGCATCCATGTCTTTGTACATTTCATCAAGTTGATCGCCAATATCTCCGTAGGCCGCTCTACGTGTAGCTCTTACAACGTTGTTTGCTTCTTCAGTATTACCTGCTGTTTCTTGTGCAGCAAGTTGTTCATCTGTTGGTTTGTCTAATCCTGAAACATTCCATTCTTTAATGTAAGGACCCTTACCATCAGAATCGTCCTGAAGTAAAACATCTTTTGTAAAGTCTACAGTCTTTGAGTTAGCCTCGCAGTATAGTTTTATCTTTGTAGATAACTGTGCCATTGTTTACTCCTATCCGCTAAAGTCTGCGTAATCCACAACCTTAGCACGTTCTGCTGCTCTTTTTGTTTTTACATCAGAAGGCATAGCAGTTCCGCCCTCTGCTGCTCTGACTGCATACCAATCAGTAGATGCTAGATAAGCTCTTGCTGTTTCGTTTATTACTTTTTGTGATGCAAATGCATCTTGTTTATCCATATCGGCTTTGACTTTAGTCCAAGTAACAGCATCTGGCTTTGCACCCATGATAGCTGTGTTGTTGGAGTCTTTACCGACAACCCATTCAACGTTTGAGTTGAACTCAGCCTCAGTAGTCACGTTACCACGAATAACAAATTCGTAA